TAGGGTCCAGATCTAGAAGATCACATTGCACGTTTGATGGCTACCCAAGCTGGTAACGACATTGAGGATGTTCTAATCAATGGTACTGGTACTGGATCTGGTCTTCTTTCTGCATTTAAGGGATTCCGTCAGCTCGCTCTCGACAACGCACACGTTGTTGATGCACAAGGTGTTGGACTTGACAAGGCTGTATTCAACCTTGCAATCAAGACACTCCCACGTAAGTACAAGCAACGCCGTAATCAACTTCGTTTCTTCACAGGATCGAACTTGGTACAAGATTACTTGTACAACCTAACCGCTATGACAAGCTCTGGCTTCAACCCATTTGATATCGCTTCAGGTATCATTCGTGGTGATGTCGCTGCTAACGATGGTGGTCCAGGTTCTGTAACTCCATACGCATTTGGTATTCCAGTTATCAACGTTCCGTTGATCACAGAAACCGTTGCAGGAGATTACAGCGGTGCTACAGGCTATCATGGCGATGTACACTTAACATTCCCACAGAACTTTATCATTGGTATTAAGCGTGATGTAACTGTGTATCGTTTGTTCCAACCAAAGAAGGATACAATCGAATATACACTTTTCATCCGTGTTGGTGCACAAATGGAAAACTATGACGCTCACGTTATCGTGAAGAACGTCAAGGTTGCTGGTTCTGTTGCTTCAGGTGCGTTCGGTTCCGTTACAAACGGTGCAAACGTTACAGGTGGCGTAAACGGAAATACATACTAATATTAATTAGTTGCAAGATTAAGGGCGGGAGTCAAATCCTGCCCTTAGTCATTATCTGATATAATTAACATGACGAAAGGTATAAAAATGTCATTTACAGATCTAAAAATCGCAGAATTAAGAAAAGCAGCAGAAGCTTTTGGTATTGATTCAGAGGAATATAAGACAAAACCAGAAATCATTGCAGTCCTTCAAGAAGAAGGAATCTCATATGATATGTATCAAAAGTTTACTAATGTTGAAAAGCAAGATATTGAAATCTCTGAGCTTGAAAAGAAGAAAAGAGAACAAAGGATCATGAAGACAACAAAGTCAGTTCTTGTTAAGATGGAAAGAGATAATCACTCTTACAATACAATGAACTATACATTTACCAGAGAGCACCCATTCGTGGCAATGTCCGAATCAGAAGCTCAAGCTATTTTTGACCATCAAGATGGATTCAGATTAGCAACTCCTAGAGAAGCTCAGGAGTTTTACGCTTAGGAGGCAATAAGTGCAAAACATAACCAGAAATCAAGAAGCCAAGGTTCTTCTAAATGTCTTTAACAGTGGCATATTATCACAAGCAGACTCCCTGCCAACCTTAGCAATCTATGACGCAGATAATGATTCTGCACCAATTATTGGTTATGAAAATTGCACACCAGTTGACGAGGTACCCTCTGGAATATATTCTTACTTGCTGACACCTGCTATTACCAACATTAATAGAGTATTAGAGCTACGCTGGACATATATTGTTAACGGAGTTTCTGCAACACAAAATGAATATTATTCTGTAGATAGCGTATATGCTACGCCTTCAGATGTTATTGATTTCTTTCAGTATGGATCAACTCCTTCAGAGTTAAATTATCAAGATGAAAATAAAATTATTGCAGCTGAAAAAGTTGCACGAACAATTGTAGACGGGTACACAGGACAAAAGTTTTGGTGCTACTATGGAAGCCAAGAAATGTTTGGTAAAGGCTCAGATGCACTACAATTTACTGAAAGAATGCTTACAATTGACAAGGTATGGGAGAACGATATTCTTGTTATTGATAACACTGTTACTCCTTATGTCAACACATTTGGTTTCCCTCTTGAAATTACACAAACAGGATTTGCAGTAAGAATTTATGATCAAGGCTGGGATGTAAGATACGACAATAACGTAGATCCAGCAGTCCTTTATTACGGACGTTTTCAAGATAATGCAAGATACAAATTTCAAGGTCAAATTGGGTACAAGTATGTGCCAGATGACATTAAAATTGCAACAATGCTTTTAATTAATGATATCTTAGCAAATGACTTTAACTGGAGAAACAAGTACTTACAAAAAGTTGATCTTAGTGAGATTTCATTTGAAATGGCAAAGGGAGCGTTTAACGGAACTGGTAATGTAACCGTAGATAATATCTTGGACCAATACCGTCACGTTAATATTGTAATTATCTAATGTTTAATTCATTTATGAGTTCTATTATGAACATGTCAGCAGAAGTTTGGGTTCAGCAAAATGCTCAAAACCCAGACACTGGTGCTATTACAAGAGAATGGGTTTATAGTAAAACTATTCCTTGTAAAGTAGAACCAATTAAATCTGGCGGAGCTTCAACCAGAGGAGATAGCAAACAATTTGACAAAGGCTCTTACGGCGGGTATGCAGAAAAACTTCAACTTCGTGTAAAATCTTTAGAGTTACTTAGTAAGCGTTGGAGATTAAATGATATTCGCTCAAGCGATGGTCAACAAGTTTTTATTGAGCTTGACAGATACGGTGAGCCAGACTCTATTTTTGAAATATTTTCTTCACATCCAGTATTAGATCCGTTTGGCAAAGTTTCTTATTTTGAAGCAGTTCTACAAAGGGTTCCAGTACAAAGCAATGATAACACTGAACATTAATGCTAATAATTTAATTAGCCGTGTAGAAGAAGTTGTTAATAGTGCCAAAGAACTTTCACGACCTACAGTCTTGCAAGAAATAGCAAAAGCTGTGTTTACAATAACAGGTGAAAGATTTGCACTTGCAGTAGATAGGTTTGCTGTACAAAACCCAAAAAGAATGCATCACGTTTATGAATGGGGCGGATTAGGTAATCCAAACGCTAGACTTTTTGTTATTGAAAGAGCAAGTATTTTAAATGGCGTTTTAGATATAAACACAAATTTTAATTTATCTAGGGTTCCTGTACCAGTAAACCCAGAGCTTCAAATTCCTGGACCCACAGGAAAATCTGTTACATCACAAAGTGTATTTAGATATAAAGCTCAAGTTATGGAAGAAGGAAGACCAGTAACTATTCAATCTAGTAAAATTTTAACATTTTTGGGATCAGAGGGACAAGTATTTATAAAGCCAGGAACTGTTATTACAATTAACAATCCAGGCGGTATGCAAACAAAAAACTCTTTTTACAACTTTATGGTTGAGTGGTATACAACAAATGCCGATTCAATTATGAATTCGTCAGGGTTATATGAGAAAATAGTTAATGATGTATCTTTAGCTTTGACTGCAAATAACAGGATAGGTGTTACGGGTGTTAGAAGCGTAGTTAAAGCAGTTTCAGAAGAATATTCTAAGGGAGTAACAGCAATCAAATGACAGCAGATTACACAAGAGTTGCGTCCTATGACGTAAGAAAAGCAATATTGCAAGAGTTAGTTAATGCTAAATTAATTAATTTAAATTCATATATTGCAGATGGATTTACTACGCCTTTAATCCCAATTATTCCTGCTCAACAGGTTCCAGAATTTAACAATTTGCTGCCAGCTAAAACATACATTATTTATGATGTTATTCAAAAAAGTCGGGGAGTTCAATGGTGGATCTCTGAAGAATCTATGACCCTAGAGATAACATCTACCTCATCAGAAGAAGTCCAAACAATTATTAACTTTTTAATTGATTTAGTTCGTAGATATGATCTTTCTGCAAAAGATATTAATTTAGAGGTAAACCCAACAAGTCCATTTACCTTTCTATGGTTTCATCTTGAATCAGCTGACCCAATCCAACCATTTCAAACAGAAGGTGGATTTATGACTGGAATGCTAACATTTCATTACGCTTATACTCGTCAAACCGATCCTCTTACTGGCAGATATATCTAAAGTTTGTTTTATATCTAATTAATGCTATGATTAATCCCGAGGAAGTAAATTGTCATCTTTGTTAATTTTAAAATAAATAAGGTGGTGAAATAAATAAATGGCTACAAGTACTAGAAACGTTATCGTCGGTGCAGCAAACCTATACATCTCTAACAAGAATGGTGCAAACCGACCACTAACAACACCAAGTTACATTTCAAGCAATATTGTTGCAGCAGGCTCTTCAGCTAATGCTCAACTTAATGCAGGATCAGATTTTCGTCAAGTAGGTTTTACATCTGCTGGACTTGAAGTTTCATACGAACCAGTATACGGTGAAATTTTGGTTGACCAGCTTCTTGATGCAGCTCGTCTATTCAAGCAAACTCTCAAGGTTATGCTTAAGACAGAACTTGCAGAAGGAACTCTTGAAAATCTTAACGTCTCATGGGGACAATCAGATTATGTTACAACTTCAGCAGGTTCAACAGTTTATACTTTGAACAATACAGGTTCATCTACAGCAACCCTTAACTTAGTTGCAGGTGCAGTAGGAGATACTCCTGTTGAGCGTACAGTTGTTTTCGTAGGTTCTGCCTCACGTCAAATCGGATCACAATACGATCCATCACAGTCTGCAGGTGCAGGTGGATCAACAGGTCTTCCACATACCTCAGATCTTAAGCAAAAAGAGCGTGTTTACATTGCTCGTCGTGTTGTTCAAATTGATACAACAATGCATGCTTTAAAGCGTGATGCTGCTACTGTATTCCCAATCAACTTCCGTTGTCTCCCAGATGATGCTGACGCATCATACGCAGGTGCAGAATACGGCGTTGTAATTGACCGAGTATACGGCACAATCTAAATATAACTTAATATACAACTTAATATAAAATTTCAAGCCCCGTCAGAAATGGCGGGGTCTTGAATTTGTTTATACTGATTTTATTGGTATAATTTAACTAACAAACAGAGGAGCTATTAATTGGCAACAACAGTATATGATGTAGTAGAAATTGAATTAGCTGATGGTACAACGATTACCCTCAAGCCATTACCTATTAAACAATTAAGAAAATTTATGACTATTATACAAGGCATGGACGCAGATAACGCTTCAGAACAAGAAGCAATGGATTTCTTTATTAAAGGAGCCATGGTTTGCTTGGAAACAACACGACCAGAACTTGCTTCAGATAAAGATAAATTTGAAGAGTTAATTGAAGTTCCTACTATGATGAAAATTCTTGAAGTTGCAGGCGGTCTAAAGCTCACAGACCCAAACCTTCTGGGAGCAGCTCTAGTTGGGACGAACTAGATCTTCGCTCCTTAGAGTCCGAAGTTTTCTTGCTTGGTCATTGGAAAAACTTTGACGAGCTAGAAAGTAATTTGTCTCTTGAAGAACTTACAGCTTTGCTAGAAGTTCAAAGGAAACAGGTTAACGAACACAGAAAATTCCTTGCAGCAATTCAAGGAATTGACCTTGATGCAGAAGATGAAGAAGCACCAGATATTACAATGAACTCTGGTTATCATGCAACAGAGGAAGGGTTCGGAGCAGGAGAAGGTTTAGCATTTATGCAATTTGGGGGTGAGTAATGTCTGCTAATATTGAATTAAATATAGTTGGACTTGGCGATTTTAGCGATATTAACGCTAAACTTACTGCACTTAAAACACAAGTTGCTGCATTACAAAAATCACTTGCAGGTACTTCTCTTACATCAGATCTTAGCAATCAATTAAATAATTTAAATACTAATTTTAAAAATGCCATGGTTGCCTCTGGGCAATTTACAGAGCAAACTGTTAAATTAAAAACAGAAACAGATAATTTTGGTAATGCTTTAACAACAGGAAAATTAAAGCTTACTGATTATTTTAATATTATTAAAAACCAATCTAGCCAAGCAGTAACATCAATGAAGGCTTTGGCCGTAGAACAAACAAAATTACAAAATTCAATAATCATGCAACAGCCTGGCAAACAAGGCGTTTTTTCAGTTTATACGCCCACACAAATTAATGCAGTTGCTGATGCTACTAAAATAGCAGCTAATTATCAAAATTTATATAACATTGCTGTTGATAAAGGAACTCAGTCTCTTATTAACTGGGGTAAAAATACGCAGTGGGCGGGTCGTCAATTAACTGTAGGTATGTCTGTACCATTGACAATATTTGCATCTAATGCAGTTAAGGCTTTTGATGCTACAAATGGTGCATTAACTCAATTACAAAAAGTATACGGAGAAGGATTAACTCCTCCAAGCCAAAATTCAATTGATCAAATTTCTAACCAAGTTTTGGATCTTGGAAGAAAAATGGCTGCTACAACAGGTATTGCTCAAGAATTTACAATAGGCGTTGCCTCATCATTTGCTGCTATGGGCAAAATGGGTTCTGATCTTACTACAGCCACAGAACAAACAGTAAGACTTGCAAAACTTGGAAACCTAACACAAGATGTAGCAACACGTGGTGTTATTGGTCTTTCAAATGTTTATAAATTAAATCAAACTCAACTTGCTGATGCTGTTAACTATTTTGCATCTATTCAGAAGCAAACATCTCTTTCTATGACTGACTTAATTGAATCAGAAAGTAAAGTTGGTCCAATTATTGATCAGCTTGGAGGAAGCTATAAAGATACTGCTGTTATGATTCTTGCCATGAAAGAAGCAGGTGTTCCTGCAGCACAAGCTGCTAACGCACTTAAATCTGCATTCGCATCTATTATTGCTCCAACTTCTGCAGCAACAAAGGAGTTTGCAAAATTTGGTATTAATGTAAGTGCTTTAAAAAATGCAGGCGGTCCAGTTCAAATGATTGAAGCTTTACAAGCATCATTAAAAAATCTTTCTCCACTTGTTAGAGAACAACTAATTGAAAAATTATTTGGTAAATATCAATTCTCAAGAATTTCAGCATTGCTTGAAAACTTTAATAGAACAGGCTCTCAAACTGCCAATGCTATTAAAGTCGCTGGTGCAACATCTTCTGCACTTCAAGATCTTGCAAACCAAGAAATGAAGCAAGCGACATCATCACCAACAGCCCAGTGGCAAATTGCACTTAATACTTTTAAGGCAGATTTATACCCAGTTGGTCAACAAATTGTTAAAATTGGAACAGTATTGCTTAATTTTGCAAATAAAATTTCTAAAGTATTTGAAGGACTTCCAGGTCCACTAAAGATGTTGTTTGGCATTTTAGCAGCAGGTGTTGCACTCTCTGGTCCAGTTATCATGCTTACTGGTTTAATGGCTAACTTTGCTGGTTATGTTTTAAAAGGTGGTTTTGCACTTAAAAATTTAATTACAGGAACAAAAAGCCTTAAAGAATATTTAACTCCAGAATTAATTGCATCTAAGAATGCAGCACAATTATTCCAAGATAAAATGTTGGGCGATGCAGATGCAGCAACAGTATTAGATAGAGCAGTTCAAGATTTAACTAAGAGTCTTACAGAAATGGTAGCAGCGATGAACGCTGGTGCACCTGGTGGGATTCCTTCTGTTGCTGGAATAGCAAATGGTTTGGGAATGAAAGAACAAGGATTAGAAAGATCTCACTTAGTAACCGCATTTGAACCAGGTTCTGCTGGGGCACAAGCAGCCATGGCAATGTTTGGCCCAGAAGTTCAAGCTAGATTTGCACCTTATATTAGTGGAGTTTCTAATTTAATTGCAGAGCTGCCTTCTGGCATAAACCAAGCACTTAAAGAAGGTGGAGTTGAAATTGATAAATTTATTGCACAATGGAACTCCCGCACAAACAAAACATTATTTTCAGTTGGTCAAGGCGGAGCAAATATAACAGATCCAGTAATTGTTGCAGCAACAAATAATTTAGAAAAACAAATTGGTGCTAGAGCAGTTGAGATTGCAACAGCTACAGAAGAACAAAAAGTTACTGACGGAATTCTTAGCCAAGCAACAACGGAAGTTATTGCTGCAAATAAAGAGTTAGCAACAGCAGAAGGTCAAGTTGCTAGAGCTATGGCCGTAGCTGCAACTCAAATTGGTCAAGCAAGATTACAAATTCCAACATCAGTAATTAATGAAGGTCTTGCAAGCGGTGAACTTACAATGGGTAATGGTTCACAAGTTATGTACGCAGGCGAAGATGTTGCAAGAAAAAGTGGTAATAAGGTTAGAACAGTAAATAGAAACCCTACATTAAAAGAAAATGGTTATTCTCCATATGCAAGAAGTGCTTCTTATAGTGCATCAGTAGATGAAGCTACTGCAGCAGCAGGTCAAGCAATTGCGGTAAATGTTGCAAAAAATGCAGAAACTTCAATAGCCAAGGGTGCAGAAGAGACACTTGGATCAATGCCTATTGTAGAAGAAAAAGCAGCAACTGGAATTAAAGGCTTTTTGGGCAGAACATTATCTAAGGTTACAAGTGGTGGACCAGCTAGTGGCATAGGTTTATTTGGTGCTCAAATGGCTGCAAATGCTGTGTTACCATCAACTGGAGTAGGCGGAGCAGTAAAAAGCGGTATTGATGCAGCCACAACTGGAGCAATGATCGCTTCATTCATACCTGGCATGAGCTTAGGGGCGGGAGCTGGACTTGGATTAGCTGTAACAGGATTAGTTGATATATTTAAAAAAGCATCAGAAAGTGCAAGAATTAGTACAAATGCATTAACACAAAGTTTCCAAACAACAGCAGTCGCTAATCAAGCTTTTGGAATTAGCTTTAAGCCATTGTCAAGTTATGATTTTTCAAAAACCACAGACGGATTAGATAAGCATATTAAATCTGTTTCAGATAACAAAGCAGCAGTAGATGCTTTAACCCAAGCATATTTAAATGCTTCAGATCAAATGACAAAAGATTATATTAAAAACTTAGGAAGCCAAGATGCAAATGGCGTTAAATTTGAAATGCAAAAAAGATATAGTTCTGATATTGCTGCAGGATATACTCAATCTCAAGCTTTACAAAATGCCAATTCCTTAATGTTAGCTGCAGGAACATCCCCAATTGTTATTGCTCAAACAAATGCAGCATTAAAAAATATAGGTGCAGATGCGGGAACTGCGTTTATTAGCCAAATAGGTTTAGCACAACAACAATATGCTAAAGGTATTGGAGTAAGATCAACATCTATTCCTTCAGGAGTTAGAGGCGGAGCTAGTGATGCTTTTGCAAAAGGTATTGCTAATGCAGGATCAGGACAAAAAGCAGGAGATGCGGGATTCCAACAAACTCAAGCAGCGGTAGACGGACTTGTTTCTAGCTTAAATAATTTAGCTAATAGTGGTGCAAAAAATGTTACAAACGTTATTACTCAAATGTCAGGTGCAAATAAAGATTTAGCTTTAAAAACAATTAATACTGATCAAGTTTACCAAGCTTTTGCAAACAACTTAAATAAACAAGCTCCAGGACTTTCTGTTTATACAGATAAGCTTAGAAAAGGAAATGGAACGACTTTAGATTTAATTAAAGCTGGGGCATTATTAACAAGCTCACTTGTTACTCAAGATCAAGTAGCAGCAGCTTTAGCAAAAGGAGATTCTGGAATTACTGATCTTTATAACAAATATAAAGATGCAATTGCAATTGCACAGTCTGCAGCTAATGGAGGATCTACACCACCTCCAGGAAGCAGTTCAAGTACACCAACATCATTTACACCGTCTTCCGCTCAAACGGCAATTAAAAAAGTTCTTGAAGCAAGAGTAAGAGATGAAAATATTGTTACTAAAGGTCTAAACGAACAACTTAAAATTTATAAACAACAAGCTACAGAAGCTCAAAGAATTCTTGATTATGAAAATAAACGTTTTAGTTTAATGCAAGATCAAAAAACTGCTTTAATGAGTGGTAATTATTTGGGAGCTGCTGAAGCAGGTCAAGCAGCAACAGCATTAGGTATTGATTTTGCTACAACTACAAAAGAAAATCAAATGCAAAATACTATTGATAGCATTCAATTAAGGGCAGATCAATTCTCACAAGCTCTTGCTGATTTAAATGATGCTATTGCTAATCAAAGCCACAACATTGATTCTTCAGTATCTAAAACTGCTAATCTTGCTAGACTTGCAAGTAATGCATCAGGAACTGGTACAATTACTGTACAGAATAGTATTGCTATTAGCGGTTTAGATAACCCTGTATCAATTGCAGCAGCAGTTGCAAAGGGCGCACAGTCTGGAACATTAGATGCGATTGCAAAAGCTAAAACTCAAACAAATGGCATGGGCGTAAGTACTAAAAAACCACAAGCACCAACGGTACCACACGGAGCAAGCCAAAAAATTACTGGGGGGCTTGTTAAATGACATATTCGATTCCACAAGGAGTTCAAATATCACTAGGTTTTGACTCAAATGGCGTTGCTACAACAATACCTGAAAATATGGTTTGGTACAAGCTTTCAGATCATAATCGCCAACCAATTAATGTTACATATACTTTGGTTGAATCTACAGATAGAATGGCTAATGGAACATTAAGAAAATTTATTGTAGCCCGTAAATTTGTTATTAAAATTGAATGGAAAGACTTTCCAACACAAGATTCAAATCTTGTAGACTACAGTAGCGGATCCTATGGTGCTGCGTGGTTAAAAGCTTTTTATGAAGGTAATTCATTTAATCCAATTTATGTTAAATTAATGTATGCTCTTGATACACCGCAAACAAATTCAATTCCGCTTGCAAATAGTTATGTTGATTCTAAAGGTACAACAGGTCAAGTTTATAATGCATTTATGACAACATTTACATATGATGTCACAAAAAGAAGGTCAGGGTTTGACTACGTAAATCTAACAGCGGAATTTACGGAGATCTAATGCTATCTAATGTCAACTCAAATATTTTTTTAAACTCAAATTCTATTGAACTTCAGCCAGTAATTTCTGCTGAATGGAATCATAATTTATTTAATGCTCCATACATTACTGTAGCGGGTAGCGGTACTCCTGTTAATCCAACACTTCAATCAGGATCAATTACAACAGGAGGGATTGACAGCCAGCTTCCTGGGTTTAGTGTAAATAGTTTTACACTAGCTGCAGGAAATAGAACAGCTTCGGGCAATGTAGTATATACAGCTTCAGGTTTAAGCTCTCCAGCTTATAAAGTTGTTATTTATTTTAAAACTAATAATAATTTACCAATATCAATTAATGGGTATGGAAAAGGTCAGTCAAATACACAGTACGGTTCATCATATATAGAAACAAATTCATACGGATGGACAAAGCTTGAAACATATATTGGTGGCTATAATTCATCAGATACTATTACAACGCTTAACTATACAATTTCTGCTAACTCTTTAAACTCGGATTCTACAGCAACAACCGTTTACTTTACTCCTCCGCAATTTTTTGCAACAACATTTTTTGACTATCAGTATCACTCGCTATGGCCAACAGATAGTGCATTTACTTATTTTAGACCAGGCGAATCTTATGTAACAACTGGTAATTCAAATGCTCCAGTGCCTTCTACTTTTAGAAAAATTAATCGTTCATCTAATATTTTGAATGGATATGCAGGATCAGCATATTCACCTGTAAGTGCAATATCTCAATCACCATCATTTACAATGGCAAAACAGCCAGTTCCTTTGTACAAAAATTCATTGCCAAACGAAATGGCAACATATAAATATTTTGTTTCTGATACATCAAGCCAACAAATAGCTGCATTGTATTCGCAAAATATTAATGTAAATAAAATTGTAATTAAATTTAATACATTGATGAGTTACCCTCAATTTTCTTTATATATTAATGGCTCTGCAGTCATAGTAGACGGATCAACAACAATTACTCCTGTAGCAAATGCAGACGGGTATATAAATGGCGTAGTCACCCTGTACTGGAATGGGTCTGCTTGGACCAAAACTCGTTGGACTACTATGCCAAAGTTTAATTCATCAGGTGCCTTAACAACATACACTACAGTTAACTGGATCTCTGTTCAACAACTTTCGTCAACTGCAACAACAGATTTTTCAGGATATAGTAATTCAAACTTTACTTCTGATTTATCAAGAATGCAATTAATTGAGGTTTCTCCAAGATTAGAGATTGATTTAACAGATTTTGTAAAAGATGTTACAATTAATAAATCTTTAGATTCTAAAAACAATTTTGTGCCAATTTCTTCAATTAACGCAGATGACGCCACAATTAATCTTTCTGCTATTCCAATTGCTTTAAGTAATGGTTTTGTACCTATTTTTTCAAGTCAAAGTAATTTGTCTACAAATGTATTATCTAACATGCTTAGAAAAAATATTAAGTTTTATACTGGTTGGACATTAAAATCTTATTTTGATTCTACTGCAAACAACTTTGTTCAACCAAATGGATCAACAGGCACATATATCCCTGGGGGAGTATTTTATTCAGATTCTTGGGATGAAACAGATATTAAAGATGTTAAAATCACCGCTTATGATATTACCAGATATCTTCAAACAACCCCCGTATCCGACTACGCTGCCAATTTAAAGCCAGTATTTGATGTTATATCAAACATATTAGAGCTATCTGGATTTAGCGATTATGATGCTGACTCACTATATGATGTTTGTAGCGATTATACGACCCCACTTGATCTTTCCTATTTTTATGCAAACGGGCGGGATTCAACAATAGTAGATGTACTATCAGAGATATTCTTAGCATATCAAATTGGTGCATATATTGATGAATATGGCATTATGAGATTTAAAAGCCTTTCACAAATTCTTAATACTAAAAGCTCAAATATTACTATATCTGATTCATCAATTTTACAAGGTGGATATACAGTTCTAAATAAAGCAAAGCCTGGAAAACTTTCTTTAAGATATCAAGTTCCAAAAATTAAACAAACATTGGCCATGCAAAATGCAACTGATCCAAGTGCTAGAAATAGTCCTTCATATGTTTTAACAACATCAAATGACATTATGTGGTCACAAGAAACGGCAGACTCTGTAGGATTTAATTATTTATATTCTAATATGGCAGAAACAGATAATGCTTACACAATTAATACAAACGATCTTCTTGATTTATTCCATACATTTACTTTAAGCAATAATGGCTATGCGGTAATTGAGGATGAACTTGTATCATTTGTATATAAAGAATATAAATTATCTCAATATTCCAATCAATCAAACTCTACATATGTTTCTGTTAAAAATGATATAGAGTTAAATGCAGAAGTAAATCGTTTTATTAAAAAATATTCTGTTGGACTTTTATCCTCAAATTATTCTCAAATTACAGGTGCTTCTGGGAACGGTTCAACTATTACATTTACTGCAAATAATTCTTTTCAAACAGGACAAAAAGTTTCTGTTGTAGGTGTTATTCCCGCAGGATACAATGGCACGGGTAAAATTTTATCTGCAACATCTTCAACATTTACAGTAAGCGGTGTAACCACCAGTTCTTATGTTTCTGGGGGGCAAGCCACAGTATCCTCAGACTACGATATATTGGTTCAACCAACGGGTAGAGTAACAAATGTACAAAGAGGTTTATTTGGTACAGTTCCTAAAGCACATTCTCTTGCATCATCAGCAAGTTCAAAAGGTTTACTAGAAGCATCAATTAATTCAAGTAACGTCATGTCTACTGGAACAACAAGAACTTCAGTTGTTACAGCAACAGCACCTCTTCCCACTATAACTAAACTTGCAGTATCTGCTCCATCAGCTACAAAATGTTTGGTATACCCATCTCAACAAGATGTTGGTTACCACACATATTCCGTTAAGTTTGATTTAACAAACCAGCAAATGGCAACTGCAGGACTGTTTTTTAACAATAACGGATCAACATCTGACGGATATTTTGTTGAGTTGGTACAATTTAATACCATTAACAATAAAACAGCAGGACCATTCTATACTGTATATAACCCTCCTGTATATACATATTTAATTTCTATCTCAAAGATTATTTCAGGAACTTTAACCCAGATCGCCTGGGCTGATGTAACAGGAACAGTTAACAATCTTATTTTAAATAATCAACAAGTTTTTTCAAAACAAACAAGTTCTAAAGGAGCTGTAAGTTATACAACTGTATCTGATAATGTATTTAATTTAAGAGTAGTACATTGGACTTCAGACGGAACAGATGCTACAAACTCAACAGGAGAAGACAGCGGTCAATTAATTAAAGTATTTTTAAATAATTGTTTAGTAACAGGGTTTCAAGTTCCTGCTACAGTAACTACCCCCTTACTTACACCAAACTGGAAAGCCACAGATAAAAACTCATCTACTGGCTTAAGAAAAAATGTTGTATTAAGCTCAACAGGATTTAACACAACTAATAAATATTTTGGTTTTTGCACATCAACATACCCATTTGGTATTGCAGGAAGTCAAACCGTATCTGGGGGCGTTTCTTCAACTGTAGTTCCTGCAAACTTAAGAGAAATTTATGCTAACGAAAAAATTCTTTGGGAGCGTAGTGTAAATTATTGGTATCAAGATAGAGAATTTTTAAATGCAATCGTCCAAAAAGAAAATATTTTTAATAAATATAGAAGTTATATAATGCAAACAAATCCAGAGATTGTGGGTGTTAATGTTTATGATCTTCAATATTCTAATCCTGCAGCAGTAACATCAGATAGTTATTGGGGAGGTTATTTATTACAGTACTACCCTGGAACAGAAGTTTATGATCAAGCATATAAGCAACAACAAGTTATTGATGAATATGGGTTGTCTTTTTCAACAGTTTTAAATACAGGTTTTAGAGCAAAAATGGCTATAACAAACAATAAAAATCAAATGATTTATTTAGCTCATAAGCCAGACTCAAACATTAATGTTGATTCAAGATTTACTATTTGGACTCATGAAATTGTTGGTCCCGCTGACCCTCAAGTTTTACAGGTTGTAACTGATCCGTCAAATGCTACAGAAGTTGCACAGGTAGACTCTTCATGGATTCAATCTGCCGAATCAGCTAATAAACTTATATCATTAATGGCTAAAGGATTTGACGGGTTTGCAAAAGATACAACTATACAATTATTTGGCAACCCTTTAATTCAAGTAGGAGATGTTATAACAATTAATTATTCTTTGTCTAAAATTAATCAACAAAAATATGCCGTACATTCAGTTTCCCAAGCATTTAATCAGGGACTTAAAACCACATTAGTCCTTAATCAAATTGACAAGGGGGTATCTTACTAAAATGGCTCAAAAATGGTATAATTTATATATAAATAAGAAGAGGTTAATAAATGGCGTATATTAAGATTTCAGATCCAAATATCATTGATTTGGCTGCCTGGCACCAAGTTATTAATGTTGTAAATCAACATAGCGATAGTCTTGCATCTATTACTAATAATTTTGGCATAACCAGTTCCATTACGTGGTCAGCAACACAATACGCACATCAGTACGACCCTGCCTCACAAGCTATTATTTTTGGTCGTGCATCATCTTATACACCAGACAACTCCAATACACCTACGGTTTATTATGGGTCTGTTACTTTTGCTGATTCAAACACAGGAACAAATTCTTTTTCTGATACCCCTATTGTAACTGCAACAATTTTTACAGGAAACCCCCCAAGCGGAGTAGTGGGCACTACACTAGATGACCTTGTTATTCAAGTTTATAACGTAAATGCAACAGGATTTTATTATAGACTTTATAGAACTGGAACAGCAAAACTTGTCACTGGAACCGTTTATATTAATTGGATGGCAATCGGTCCAAGATCATCATAGTGGGAGGGATAAATGCAGTCAACGCCAAAATCTGATAATGCAGCTCCTAAAAAGCCAACGCTTTTTATTCCTGCAGGTGACCCACGTTTAAAAACACCACTTGCTTTAGCAAATGCTTTTTCAAAAAGTAATGCTGAAATTCAAACTTTAAATAATTTTAATTTACAATCTATTTCATTAAGTGCATTATCGTCTTCAGCATCTGCAAGTATAAATTTGCCTTCAAGCCCTGGCAGCGGTAATAGCGGTGGTGGGGGAAATGTAACTCAAGCAAATGCTCCATTACAAGTAACAAATCTTACAGCTAATTACTCTGGAGATAACATTGTTACAACTTTTACATTTGATACAACAGACTTAGCAAACTATTATTTTTCTTCATTTATTATTCAAGTTTATAACCCAAACACAAGCTCATGGATTCCGCTACAAACTTTTTCTCCAGAGTCTTTAAATAAATCAAGTTCTTCTCAATCTTTAACAATTAATCCTTCGCAGCTTTCTTATACAGGACTTTCAAACCTTACTATATTTACCCAAATTGAAATTGCAACTTTTGCAGCACAATTTACAAATGGATATGTTCAGTCTAATACTTTTTCATATGTCTGTGATCTTCCAGCACCAGTTATTACAGTATCTCATTCAGTCGCTTCTTATACAGTAACAATTACAAATTTTGCAACTTTACAAACATATTCGGATTTTTATGATGTAATAATTCAAGAATTTATTAGTAATGATACTTTGTCTCAAGTTCAAGCAGAGGATACTGCAAAAACATCAATTTGGAATCAAGCAGGTCCTTACACAATAACTAATACAGAAACAATTTTGGCAGCAGACGGAAATCATCGTTGGGTTCGTGCTTATGCACAATCAAAATCTGGTGGGCAATCTCCAGCATCAAATTATGTTGATGTTACTCCAGATGCTTTAAACCCAAGTAATTTAACTGCACCAAATAACGTAACATCTGCAACCGCTGCATGGAGTGGTAATAATGTTGTAATTACATTTGCACAAGCATCTAGTAATCCTGGGTCAAATATAAATGTAAGTCTTGTCCCAGTTATTAATGGTAATGCAAGTACAACTATTTTTGGTGTATTTACTAAACCTTTGGTTTCTGGGGCAACTACTTTTACAATTAATCAACAACAACTGTTAGGGTATTTTGGGCAATATTACATTTCTTTTCAAGCTCACGTATATACAACTTCTCAACAAAATGTTCCAAGTACTACAACAATAGATATTGCTACATTCTCACAAACAAATACTTTGGCGGGAGTAACTCCAACAGCATCAATAGTTAATACTGTAGATGGATATGGAGTTAATTTTAGCTTAGGTACAACAGGTGCCGATTATGGAGAAGTTTATCAATTTTATCAAAATCCAACATTTTTAATTTCTGTTTTAGATCCACCAGATTACATAGATGCCACATACGTATCTGGATCAGGTACAAGCACACTTGTGGTAAATAATTTAACTTATGAAGGTGGCGGAATGTCAATACCTTCAGCAACAGATCCAACTCAATATTTTGGTTATCAAATTACTGGCTCTAATTTGCCATCAAGTGCAAACGTTTTTGTATCCGCAATTACTTATAATTCTGGAACACAACAATATAGTTTAAGTCTTTCATATTATAATTCAAGCGGTACATTAACTCCATACTTTCTTTCCTCCGCAACTGGAAACTATCATATGCAATCTTTGGTATATTCAGGAGTTGGACCAGCTTCTGTTTATAATACTCTTTACACTAACTCTTTATACATAGTTGTAGCTTATTATACATACGGCGGATTTAGAACTAATAACTCTTACCCAACATATTCTTATATAGCAAATCCAATTAATCCTGCACAAAGCGTTATTTCTAATTCTGTTCAAATTGGCTCAGGTGGTGCAATTTATGTAGGTGCATCAGCAACAACAGGGTCAAGAATAGTTTTAGGACCTTCAGGTAATAAAGGTCCTGACGGTTCATCTGCTTATTCAGGAATATTTGCATTTGACTACGGATCAGCATCAAGCACTGCAGCAAGCACAGCAATTATTACAAATCCAGGTGCAAGCGGTTATACTTTTGAAACAACAAATGCAAAAATTGCAGATTGGGTAATTGGATCAAGTTCAATTCAAAATACTTTAAATTCAGCATCTAATTATGTTGGAATGTCTGCAACGGGCACGTATTCGTTTTGGGCGGGATCATCAACAAGTGGTGGAGACGCTCTTGCAAACTTTTCAGTAACTCCTCAAGGTGCTGTTGTAGCAAGAAAAATTAGTATTTATGGTACGGGAATATCTACCGACACCCTTATAAGTGCAGGATCAGGAACATTTACAGTTAAAGGTGATGGATCGGTAACTGCTTCAAATGCAACAATAACTGGTACTTTAAATGTAAGCTTGCCTTCAACATTTGATTCTAATATTAATATGACTTCAAATGGAATTTTTTCAGCATTTGGAACGCTTGCAGATGGAACAACAGCAGCAACACAAACAACAGGATCAAGTGTTCAGATTCGTGGCGGAGGATTTACAGATCAATTAAGTCGTTCAATATATGGTGGACTTTTTGCTTATGATACATCACACAATATTACAACATGGATTGTATCTAAACCAATTCCATTTACTTTAAATGGAAGAACAACTGGCTTTACATTTCAAACAAATGCAGCACTTTTAGGAACGTCAGAAGGCACGGGATGGATTGTTCAAGATTCAACAATACAATCAGGTAATGGAAAAATTACTTTAGATGCAAGTGCAAAAACAATTAATGTTCTTGCAGGAGATAATAATGGATACGGCGTTACATTAAGTGCTGCTGCTACAGCAGCAGGCGGTACAGGAGGAATACCAACAGGTTATGCAATTCAAGCAGGACTAACAGGTAATCCAAACTTTACAGTAGATCATAAAGGAACTCTTACCGCAACGGGTGCAATAATTAATGGTGTTTTAAAATCTAGTGCGTCAGCAACAGGATCAACCACCTCATCTCTGCCAGGTTATTATTTTAATAATGCTGATGGCTCATTTATTTTAGGTGAAGCAAATACTTATATTCAATATGCAGGAAGTGGAAATCCAATTTATATGACCACAACTATTCCATCAGGGTATTATGTAGGTTCAGATGGAAATTATCATAGTCAACCACAAACACAAACATTATCTTTAAGTCAAAGCGGTCTTCATATTAATGGTTTAAGCGTGTACGGAGATGATACAAGACTTTCAAGCATTTCAAGTTCTTATTCTCCATTTACAAGAGTTATTCAGTATGCACCACAAAATCAAACTTACGGAAACACTCAAATGATTGGTGGAGATGCGGTAACTGGATTTGCTGTATATTATGGAAATCATTCACCTGTAGGTTCTACTGGCACAGGTTTTAGTGGAGATTTTTGGGTACAAATTTAAATGGGCATGTTTGTAAAACAGGGAAGCACCTGGAAGCCATTAACTAATCTTTTTGTTAAACAAGGAACTGTTTGGAAAGTTGTAAAATATGCTTATGTAAAAATAGGCTCAGTATGGACATTATTTTGGCCAAAAGCTGGTCCTTATACAACAACGGCACCTTATATATCATTAGATTCTGCAGGCAATAACCAACCTTCTGGCTACACCTTAAATACTGGTAGTACAGTTTATTTACAAAAAGGAACATGGAATAGAAACGGCTATACAATATCTTCATACTCTTACACATTTGGAACAAGCAGCAACTCAACGCCTGGAACTGGTGGTACTACAACATATGATTCGGGAAGTTTAATAAATTATGCACAAGAAACTTTAACTAGTTCAATATATGACGGACTATATGTTGTTGGAACAATTACTGCAAATACCACAACAACTGGGGTAACTGGATCAGATAGTACAGATTCAAATAATTACAGGTATTTTGTATGTAGAAAATATCCTCCTACAGAAGCTTCAGGATATTCCCCTGCAATTTCATCAAGTCCAACAACAACTGAAACTGTTGTATCGGGTGGAGATTTAGCAGTAAGAGGTGCTAATTCATTCACATATACAAATTATTGGAATGGAACATCAGACTATTTACCCGACTCAACAAGAAGCTTTATTGTTTGGTATGTAAGTCCAAATTATTATACATCTGCTTCTGCAATTGTTTTGGGAGCAACACAACTAACATCTTCTACAGCTCAAATTAATACTCCTTATCCAAGCAATAATGGAACAATATATTCAACATCATCTACTTTAATTCCAAATACCATTAGTTCAGGATCTTATTATTATGCAGTTGAATATCAATATAACAGTAATACTGATTTTGCAACAACAGGGCCAACAATAAAATTTGCTTATGTTGGGCCAATTAATAATTCTCCAACTCCAACAACATATCCAACTTTAACCGCAACAACACCATCGGGATATATTGGAAATCAAAATTCATTTACTGTAGGAGCCACAGTTACTGGAAATACAGGATATTGGAGTCCAACTCCAAATGGCTCATATCCTATTATTTCTTCATTTAAATATTCAACATCAAGCAATATATCTTTATCAAATCAAGGTAGTTGGAATGTAGTTACATCACCTGGAGTAGAAGGTGGTTTTCAAAGTTCATATCAAGGACAAAACACTTCTTTTACATTAGGAGGTTTGGTAACAAGTTCTACGGGATCTGCAGGTAAATATTTAGAATATTTTGTAACTGCAGAAAACGGAAATGGAGCAAACTCTTCTTCTGATTTTGCTACAAATGCACAATTAATTTATCCTACGCCAAATGCTCAAAGTATTGTTCTTATGACTTGGACTTCTGACAATGCAGCAAACGTAACGTGGAGCAGTTTATATACTTCTGATCATTATCAATTAACCTATTCTACATCTAGCACAACATCTTCTGGTACTTGGACCCCAATTGGATCAGTTCAATACACGTCGGGTTCTGCAATAGCATATTCAGGTCTTCCATCAGGCACATATTACTATAGTGTAATATCATATAACGCAGATGGCGTAGGAATATATGGACCAGTATTTTCTTATAACTCTACTCCACCTCCAGATGCCCCAACATTTACTTATGATTATGGTTCACAAAATTTATATAACGGAACAATAACTGCTACTGCAAATAAATCAACAAGTATTTCAGCAACAGTTTATAGGTCGGGATCTTCAAGCTGGGGCACAACCATTACTTATGACACCGCATACTCCTCTGGAACAAATAAGTTGTATTACAGCATACCAACATCAGGATATTATTATTTATATGTTACTGCTACAAACTCCTACGGCTCAACAAGTGCTTATTCAATAATTAATAACTCTACAATATTTTATGCGGGAATTCCAATAGGTACTGCATATCAATCAGTTTCTGCAAGTACAACAGCCTTAGAAATAGATTTAAGCTGGACACCAGCTACTTGGCAAACATATTCTCCATATACTGGAGATAACGTAACTTATAGAAATAACAATGCTTCATATGAAGTTTATAGATCAACATCTAGTTCAACTCCTGCAAACTCTGTTACTCCAACTTATACAGGATTAACAGGCTCATCTTATGCAGATACATTAAGCTTATCTAGTTCAACAACATATTATTATTGGATTCGTGGAAGAAATACCGAAACTTATTCGGGTTGGCAATCAATGGGTAATGCAACAACTTATACTCCGCCAAGTCCTCAACCATTTACAACTATATCTGGAACAAAAGCTTATCCTACTGGGGCAACACAAAGTTATTCAGAGCCTACTCAAAATAGAACGCTAACAACTTCTTGGAATGCATCAACAAATGCCACATATTATGAAGTTCAATATGAAGGAAGTAATGATAACTCTACATGGACAGTGCTGCAATCTTTAGCTGGTGCACCATATTTAACAACAACTTCAAATACATATGCTGCTGCATATTATAGATACTATAGATATACAGTAAGAGCAAGAGATGCAGCAAGAACTTTAAGTACGGCAGCATATAGCGATTATGGAAGCTCGGGAAGTCTTGTTTACTATTATATTACAGGATCAAATCCCTCTACACCAAGCATTAATTCAGTTACACCAGGAACAGGGTCATCTTATAACAGTGCACTTGTAAATTATAGTTTCCCCTCCAATCCTGGGTCAAACACAATTGATTGGAACTATTGGTCATTAGATAATGCAACTTGGAATCAAGTATATGCAACTAGCTTTACAATATCTTCTTTATCTGCAAGTACTGGTTATTATGTTTATATGAGATCTATGAACTACGATATGCTGTATTCAGGTTCAACATATCAGTATTTTGTTACAAATGCTGCTCCAGTTTATTATACTGTGACATGGAATGCAAATGGAGGAACAGTATCTCCTGCATCATCTACGCAATCTACGGTAGGTGGCTCAGTTACTGCGCCAACTCCAACTCTTTCAGGATACAGTTTTAATGGTTGGTATAACGCTGCTTCAGGAGGATCGCTTATTGTAAATGGCGGAGGTTCTTATACTCCATCATCTAATACAACTCTTTATGCTCAGTGGACATATATTCATGTTTACCCTACAATATCATCAACATTAAGCGTAAGCAGCATAACAACAACCAGTGCAGTAATAAGCTGGTCTCAAACTAATGCTTCTTATGATTATTTAAATGGAACAACTTACTTAGGATTAGCCACATCTACAACTTTAACAGGCTTGTCTTCAAGTACAGCATACTCAGGATATGTTACTGTTTATTCTACAACTGGTGATACCGCAACGGGATATTATAGCTTTACAACGGCAGCAGCGGGAGTCAAACCATCAGCACCTACTGGATTATACGGAAGCGATGATATATCCCCACATGGAGGACACTTTTACTTTACAGCATCATCTACTGGTACTGCTCCAATTACATATTATTTTGTTGTTACCAAATCAACAACTTTAAATGGAACATACTCAACCTACTCATCAAGTTCAACTGCTGGAACTTCTATTACTGTTAATTCTACAGGATATTTTAAATGTTCTGTGTATGCATCAAATGCCTACGGAACAAGTAGTACTGTCAGCACATCAACTGGAGTTCAATTCACATAATATGTTATACTTTAAAAGGAGGAAAAATGGCTAATTATCAGTTTATAACTATTGAAGATAAAAAGAGTTTAGTGCAAGAAAGACTTTTAGGCACAGAAAAATTAATATACAATCTTAATTTAGATAAACAATCATCTCAAGAACAAGAAAATGATGTAATTGACACTCAAATATCTCAATTAACAGATTATATAAATATTTTACAAAAAATTTTAAACGATTTAAATAATAATATTGACAATATTAATCAATATTGATATAATAGAAAAGGAGGAAAAATGACTATTAACTTATCACCAGAAGAAAAGTTGCAGATTGCCGAGCAACACATGAAGACAGTTTTATTTTCTGAATATAATGCTCAACTTAGCTTAATTGAAGCTAAAGCTGCATCTACTCCAAAT